TTTCATAATATATCTCCATAATATAAAAAGAAAGGGGAACAAGTCCCCCTCTCAATTAGAATGTTGAGTTCGCCTCAACAGCAATAAAATATTCTACTTCCTCTCCAGAAAATTGTGAGATACCCTTTGAAGAAATATTAACTTCGTATTCTCCAGGAATGATCTTGATATTTTCAGCTTTAAAGATCGCCTTAAAAGCATTATCAGTTTTTCCAATAACAATTGAATACACGTCACCAGTTGGATTCTTTGTATCAACTGCTTGTAAACTAATATTCTTACCATCGCCAACAACAGCAATCTCTGGAAGAGCAAGAATACCTGCAGCCTTTTCTACATCTCTGAGGACATCATTTGTTAGTGTAAATGAAACATCAACAGAAGGCAAGTTAATTTCTTTTTCAGGAGCCTTGGTTACAGTATTTTCATCTGCATAAACATAATGTTGCTTTTTATTGTTATCAGAAATATCAACAGAATTTTCTCCAAACTTAAACTCAGGATCAGTAAACGTGCTAACGATAGAAATAAAACGATCAAGATTATAGATAGCAAAACGCTTACTGAAGTCTGTCTTTACTTTTGCCTTGGCCATAATTGTCTTAGTGGGAGAAATTGTTTTAAGAACATTTCCTTCCTGAACAAGAATAGATGGGTTAATCTTAGCAAAATTCTTTAGAACATTAATTGTATCTGTATCAATCTTCATAATATATTTTCCTTTCACTTCTTAGATTTAGATTTGTTAGGACTTTTCATCATACTCTTAGATTTAATCGCACCAGGATCAGCTGTTGCAGAGGCTCCGATTGATGCTAGATCTGCAAGAGACCCACCAAAAATATAAGTTCCAACATGTTGTAGTTTCATCCAAGGACAGAACCATGTACGGAGACCTGCCTGTTGTGCTTTCTGACAGAACCAATAATCTTCTGAAAGATAACGCTTTGAAACAGGATCAACTTCTGCTTGAAAGTACATTAGAATTTCACGAGATCCATCAAAATGTTCTGTACGAACATGATCTGGTTTATAGTTATATTCTGGATACGTATCAGCAAACTTTTTCATAGCTTTCTTTGTAACCATCATAAAACCAGTTCCAATCTCTAGAACTTCTACTGGTTCGCTAATAGGAATACTTGTTTGATTACCTTTTGGATTGAAAACGTAATCACCAACATACTTTTCAAGAACGCTTGGGTCTTCATCAGCAACACCTTTATCTACAGCGTGCTTAATTTTTTCCCAAGAGATACACTTCTTAGGATATGGTCCACCAATAATATCATACTCATCTTCATTCTGAGCCTGAAGCGCCATAAGAGCAATAATATCTTGCGGATTAAAACCAATATCTGAATCGATAAACATCATGTGTTCAGAACTAGATCTCATAAATTCATCGCAACAATAATTTCTAGCACGAGTAATTAGAGACTCGTTAAAAAGAAAATAAAACTGGAGAGGAATACCATACTGAGTACAAATAGCTGATAGATCTGCTACTGATCTTGCAAACATACCTGCGCATTGCCCGCCATACATTGGAGTGGCAACAAACAAGCCACGTTTTCTTAGATCTTCTACTGGGATTTTGATTTCCATACTCTATTCACCTTTCTTATAATGGTCTATATATAACATCATTAAAGTATAATGTAAAACTTTCATTAGGTCGTCTTTATTAGAACCGTTTTTCTTACCGTAACGCCAAAGATATTTCATAGCAGTGTTTCGGAAAGTTGGCATAGCATCACCAAGAGCAAGCCATACATCAAAACATTCTATATTCTGTTCTTCGGTCATATAATGTTGACCGTATGTTTTGTCTATGTACTTTTTGAAGTCAGAAATAATTTGACCTTCATTATACTTGTATTTAGGCTGCGAGTCAAGATTAATTATCGGGTCAGTAGAAGTAATCGTAATAGTATTTGAAAAATTTCCTAATGTTATAGTTGAACTACTCATATTATCTGTCATCCAAAAAATCCTTCTAATGTATTACCTATTTCTTTTCTCATATCTTTTAATCGCAACTCAGCATTTCCTGTTGATTCGCGAATATACATTGTGCATAAATCTGGAAATAATTCTGCGATCTTTTTAATAGATTCATACACATATTCTTTTGTTCGAATAGTTTGGAGACCACCATCTTCTTTGTAATAATTAGATTTTACTGTGTAATTATCAAACCTAACGACCGCTCCATTACGTATATACTGACGAATAGAATATTCATAATCTTCACCATGATTCGTAACACGTTCTAGATCCTCAGAATGTTCTACAATTACACCAAACATTGAAGCAATAATATAACATAGCTTAGTGTAAACTCTGTCCTTCATAAAATATGCATTAGAAGCTGCATAGATACCAAAAGTTTTTGCTCCAACTTTTTCGCACTCTTCGAAACCACGAATAATAAAATCTTTTTCTAGATCTTCAAGACGACCAAGTTTCTGTTCACTAATTTTTTTCTGAACCTCCTCTACGTCATCATCAAACATTATGAGCTTAGTTCCTTCGGGATAATATTTTTCAATAAAATTACGTTGGGCTCCAATCGTATGCACTCCAACAACAATATTTTTGTATGGAGTATCTTCAAGAGATTTTTTATAACTAACAAGTTCGTTTTCGTCCGCCACAAAAATTGTAATTCGTGACGGATCAATGTTATAACTTTCTAAAACTCTCAGAGTCTTTTTCTTAATAGTCTCTGGGCGTTTATAAGAAGGTATCGCTATACTATAATCCATTAAAAGAATCCTTCTAGTGTTGCTTTTTCGTCTTTACCATATGGATCTTTCATACCATGAGCATGTAGATAATCATACCATTCTTTATCTTCCCACATACCAGGGGATACACCATTCCATAATGGGCGTTGTAAAGGATGCGATTTATTCATACGACGATCCTCAACATATTGTTTCCTTAATACTTCGTAGTCGTATGATTTCAATTCTAACATCTTTTCGCGGAAATAACAAACTACAGAAATTCTTTCATTAGTAACATCATCCGGATTATTAATAACAATAGGAGTATTACCATGAACGATTTCGTGATTATTAACAAGGAGCAAATCGCCGGGACGAACATTAACAGCAATACGATACTCAGGAAATACGAGATAGCCACCAGTATATTCTCCTGTGCCTAGAACTAGAAGATTAGATAAACCTGCATCAAGATCACCAGCGTCTCGATGACAAGCAGTGCGGAAAGTTTTATTAACAGTGATTGTAGTAAATACTGTTTCCGGAACCAAGAAGCGTGGATCAAGTTTATCTGCTGCTGCTTTTTGATTGTTCCAGCGCCAAGGAAGTAGTTCCTTGAAACCTTTGTTTAAAGATTGGAGGAATGGGTATGCGAGTTCAAATAACTCTGGATATTTTTCAGTATATGATGTTGCGCGACCGTAAGGAATTCGAGGGTAACGATCGTACCAACCAGCCACTCCGGAGAATACTGACTTTGCATAGTTAGTTGTAGATGCCCAATCTTCTGCAACCATTCTTGCTTCAGCGAGAACTTCCTGCTGAGATTTATTACTTAACCCATCAACCCATTTATCAAACCAGCCATGGTATTCAGGATATCTTTTAGTTACTTCTGAACGTAACCAAACAGTACCACGTGTTTCGTCTGAATCTTTTGGATTTCCATTCTTATATTTTTCTCGAATCTTAATAACCGAATTGTCTTCAAACAATGAAGCACCATCATCCATCAAAAAATCAAGAATTTCATGTTGATAGGGAGTAACCCAATCACGTCCGCCACGACCTTCAGTGGCAAGCATTTCTCCACGTGGTCCAGCAGCAAGTCCACGATTCTGACTTTCTGTCGCAGCCCCTTTCAAGCCACGATAAGCACTATCCTGTTCTTCTTTACTGAAATAGTTTTTTCGAAATTTAAATGCGATACGTAATTCATCATTACCCTTATCGCAATCTTCGCAATCTTTCATACCACAATCAGCTTTTGTCATAACATCA